ATCGTGTTTTGGTCATTATATAGTTCGCTATATTTTGATTCGTAACGTCACTAAGTGTCTCGCTGTCCATTCGTGGTAAACAGTTGGTTAAAGACGCTATTGGCAAAAGCTCGCCATTCCAATGTCGGCACGCACCGCATCTAGTCCAGGCTCTGGGACGTCCACCAAGCTGCCCCCTCGAGGGCGGCGCGGTAAGAGGTCCAAACCTGCTATCGGTGACGATGATTTTGACGTGGAATCACAGTCTCGCTCGACGTTTTCGTTCGAGGAGGACCAAACCCCCGTGTTTCAAGAACACGTGGGCGTGGCTATGGACGAGAGGACCGCAGATCAGTGGAAACTCTTGGCCGGGAGTGAAGCGATCCCGCTTCTTGGGGGCAGACATCATCATCCGATTCTTGCCGCCTCAAGATGTGTTTTGGAACGCGATGCATGTACCGAGGCCTTGAGGAACCAGGACGCGATTGTGGTCGATATCGGTGGGGCTCCACACCGCACGTTTGCCAAGCTAGGTGACCGTGGCAGGTATCTGTGTCCCCAGCTCCAAAGAGGCGATCACAATCGTTTTCGTAACGTGCCGCAAGGTGCGAGACAGTACGTTTGTCGTCATCGCTTCGAGGAGTGCCATTGCTACGATGGGCAGCGCAAGGTCTTGTTGTTCGTTCATTCAGCGTACTACTTTGACTATGCGATGCTTTGGTCTATGATCCGGCAAGAGGACGTAGTTGACGCTCTAGTTGTGGAACACCGTTTTGATGACGGATTTGGGGGGTTCCTCGACGAAGCTGCGTACTCGCTGGATGGTGTGACCGTGACGATGTCGGTCAAAGGCAATGTCGAGCCTTACGTGCACGGTTTGACGCCGTGGTTGGTTGGGTGGCGGGGTCCCAACGGCGAAGCTTTCGAGGTGTCTACGTTGAGAGTCATTGGGGACTTCACTTACCTTGGGAGAATTGAAGCCGTTGTTAAGACGGGCCCTTCGCCGACGCTCCAGTTCGATGACGTGATTGCCGGTGCCCACAAGATGGGGCCTGTGCAATTTTCCGAATCGATCAGGAATGCTGTCGCCGATAATGCCAAGTTCCAATCGGTGAAACTCGACCTGTTTGAGATCGAGGCATGGGGTCCGGTGTTGTTTACGACAGGCGTTTACGCTGGTCGCAGGGTGCGCGTTACCGTGCCCGTCAATGCCATCAACCGTGTGTCTTCGATTGCACTCAACAGGACGCGAGATGCCAATTTGTTGCAGGAGGTGTCGCATTCGCTGAAGAATCAATTCCAGCGATCCCGACTGCCGCCGGGCAAATTCACTGAGGCACTCACCGTTGCGATCGCTATGGGTTTGGTGACCAACCTACAAAACGAGACGTCAGTTTTGTATACCGTGCGGGAGAAGTTTGGGTGGCTGATCAGCCTTCATGCTGCGTTGATCAACGGGGGGAGGTTCATCGTCCTGAGTTGGAGATGGCTTATCTTCGGTGGGGGTTTAGTGTTGATAGCATTTGTGCTATCGGAGACATTCGACGACCATACTGATGAGCGCATTTTCATTGCGCTTGGGTTTGTCGTGGGTATTGCTTCTTTGTGGCTGTGTGGTTTTTGTTGTCTGGGGGTGCTGCGAATGCATCGCTCGAGGCAACTCGCCACATGGACCGCGCAGTTCCACGACGATGACGCCCCCCGTGTGCCCCTACTTGGTAATTCTGTCGTCTTCGAGGACAGAACCCATTTGCTTCTCGGTACTCGACATGTTCGCCAGCTTCCGCCTGTAATCGAAGGACAGGTGCGTTTGGAAGCAACTAGAGAGTCTGCGAATCCCCCCGTTCGTCAGATAATCAGTGGTCTTGTGGTTGATGGTGCTATACCCAACGTTCTCGAGCCTACACAGGCCGCAGAATTGTCAGCAGTCACCAATCGGATTCTCACGCCCCGAGCGAATCCGAAAGAAGACGCGCTCGTCCATTATCGAAATGCCTTCCACCACCCAGTGTTTACAGCAGTCAAGGCCACGCTGAACACGTCAAAGGTGGGTTTCGAGATGTGGGCGAAGGGGCTCGCCGGGAAGTATCCAGTGAGGTACATTGAGAAGATGCGTGAGGCGTGGGAGTTCTTTCAGGGAACTGAACCACCACCCGTATCGGCTCGTGGATTTCTCAAGCTGGAACTTTCAGCGGCAGCAGTGACGCTTGAAGGTCAAAAGGCGACGAAGCCTCGTTTGATCCAACCCCCTGAAGACGTGGACAAGGCCATCACCGGCCCAATCTCCTCCCAGATGTTTGCCGCCTGCGTTGATGCGTGGAACGGCACTACGTCACGCGTGATGTACTGTGCAAAGTGGACTTCCGACCAGGTCGGGGCTGCTGTTGACGGGTACATTGAACGCGCGGGTGGGGAAGGACACGTCGTTGGTTGGTCCGTCGACATGGCGACGTACGACGCAACGCTTTGCCTCCTCCTTCAACTTCCTGCTCTTCAAGAGTTCTATGTATCGGGACTGGGGATGCCACCATGGCTGGTGAATTGGTACACGCGAGTGCGAACTCGGGGCAGAACGCCCAACGGGGTGTGTTACATCCCGGAGCGCACGTTCGGGCCGTTCTTGTCAGAAGACGAGGCAAAGGAGTTTGCGAACGTTTTCTTGAAGTACAAGTTCAGGGTCTTGATCTCTTCGACTGACATACATGATGTCGAGGGGCAAGATCTTGTTTGGCTCGTGAAGGTGGAGGATTTCCAGATGGCGTCCGGCAGGTCAGACACAAATCTGACCGATACGGTGATACTGGTGGCGACGTTCGTAGCTATCCTCGGGGATATGGACTTCCTCCTTTTGGTTTGTGGTGACGATGGCTTTCTCCTACTTCGTGTCGGAGACGCGCCTGTCATCGATAGGATCAAGGCTTTTCAGCTTGACCTAGGGCTCAAACCGGAGGGGGTGGTGTCTACGAGACGGTCGGATTGGGAATTTTGTTCCCGATTGTTCTGGCACGGTAGGAACCCAAAGACTGGGGTTGTCCAGACCGTGCTTGGAGCCAAGCCCATCCGTGGGATAACGCGTATGGGAAGTAAGACGACATTGCCAGGAGCGGAGAATGCTGCGGCGGCAGCATTGTCAGTCCGACTTAGCGATGGTCACGTCCCTTTCCTTCGTGTGTTCGCGGATCGCACCAAAGAACTCTGCACGAAGCTCCGTCTACGACCGCACGGGCGACCTGAGTGGACGTCAATGCGGAGTAGCATGCGGTTTGAGTGCGTACCGCAGAACTACACTATCACCCAAGAGAGGTACAACCTCGGGGAAACACATGAAGTGGAGTTCACACATCTTTTGTCACAAGTCCATGAAGTCCCAGCAACAGTGAATTGGCCGTCACTCTGGGGCTCGTTGACGAGAGATGAGGCCTAAACCGGGGACCGGTTGCGTGTCATGTGCGCAACGGTCAGGTGTCTTACCCCCAAACAAATTGAGTTTTCGAACGTTGTCGAAGACAGTTTGGGATTGAGAGAATTGATATCGTGTTGATATTGGCTAGTTTTGCAGTTTTGAGTTTTTACTACGCGGTGATAGTAATCTTAGAAAATGCGGAAAGTGAAAGTCGTAGGGAAGCAAGGCAAAAGCAAGCCATCGCCAGCCGCAAAAGCAGCAGCTCCGTTGGGTCCCGGTCCGAAACCAAGAAAGGTTAGAGCCGCATCAATGGAGCAGCAACCGACCGCCGCCGGGGTTGCGCTGCGTGGGCTGGGCGGTGCAGGAGCATCCGCTCTTGGGGCCTATTTTGGTGTACCACCGTCCTTGACGGCACCAATTGGGACCGCGCTTGGTGCTGGGGTTTCCCGCCTTTTGGGGCAAGGCGACTACGAGGTGAAGAGTAATTCTCTGCTCGCCCCAGGTTCCTCGCATTTGAACTCCGCCACGGTGATGATGGGGCCAGATGGGAGGCGCGGGATTCGAGTTCAGGAGCGTGAATTCATCGGTATCGTAGTCAGTTCTACGACTTTCGCTAATACGAGTTTCCTCATCAACCCTGCCAACGCAACGACCTTCCCGTGGTTGTCGACGATTGCGCAGAATTTTGATGAGTGGGAGCCGAATGGGATCGCCTTCTCTTATAAGTCGACAAGTGCCGCGTTCAACGGTACGAATCAAGCTTTGGGAGTTGTCATCGGTGCTACGGATTATGACGTGGCCGACGCAAACTATTTCTCGCGTATAGAAATGGAATCGTCTGCCTACTGTGTCAGTTCCAAGGCCGCCGATGATTGGGTGCATCTCATCGAGTGTGACGTGGAAGAACGCGGTCGCCGTGTTTTGAAATGTCTCGCGGGCGCCTCCTACCCGGCGAACACTTCCGCAATGGATTACGTGCTTGGCAAATTCCAAGTGGCCACAGATGGTCAATCCGTTGCGGACATGGTGCTTGGGGAACTGTGGGTGTCTTACGACATCACCTTTTA